AAAAAACTTGACTTTTAAAAGAATGATTTTATATAAGATATACACTTCAAAGAACAATTTAATAAGCACAGAAGACGAGTACTGTGCTATAAAAATTAAAGTGCTCGGGTGTTGAAAGCATAATCACCGAAAAACAACTCTGCGACTAACCAATCGCATTGATACCTCGTTAAAGGAGAGAGTATTTCTTTTCCCAGACACACAGGTTGTGGTACAGTTCCGTCATGGGGGGCTCCTCAAGTGCTATGGTGGCACACCCGGTAATCGGGCCTGGGCGGGTTCGAGAGGATGTCGCTAATAGATAGGTTGATACCTGATATACACCTATCGAATAAGCGAGGAGGATACGGATACCGGCTGGCTCCAAAAACTAAAACTATTCCGTTATCCTTTTTCCCTTGTTACAAGGCTATATCATATTATACTCTTATAGTCTTGTAACAGGGGGGAGAAGAAGCCGTGTTCCGACTTCACCAAAAACTAAAAACAAAAAAACAAAAACTCGAATAAGTTAGTAAGTTAAGAAATTACTTAAAAAAATAAAATAAATTCTAAATACAAATTACAAATTACAAAAAAAACTTAAAAAAATAACACAAAATTAAAAAATATAAAATTAAAACAAAAAACATTTAATTATTTAAAAAATATTCTTAAAATACATATAAACAAAACAAATATCTTTTATCTAAAAATGTTTTTATTTGAATTTAATACTATATGTTTTTAATAATTTAGACTGTATTACTTTGTTACATGTGGCTTAGGGGTACTGGGTTACTAACCTCCTTACGAATCGTCCGCTTGTTTAAAAAACATATCTGTTTTAATTTTTACAAACATAAAAATTCCCCTCTTGGGGGAATTTTGGGGATACTAATTTTTTAAAAAAAACTTGAAATCAGTAGAAATCATTTATTATATTATATCAAGTTAAAACATGGGAAAGAATCCCACTAAAGGAGTGTGATGTAGAATGAGTCTACAACAAAACACAGAAAATCAAAATTTAAACGATACTAACACAAACACTAATACTAACAACACTGAACCTCGTGTTTTTACTGAGGATTATGTAAAAGCACTTCGAAGTGAAGCAGCCGAAAACAGAGTAAAAGCAAAAAATTTTGAGAAAAAATTAAAAACTGTTCTTGGAATCAATGAAGATGAAGCGATTGAAAACTGGGATACAGTAATAACTTCTTATCAGACGAATTTACAAGAACAACTTGAAAAAGCAAAAGAGTTACTTTTTCAAGCGGAACTTAAAGAGAAAAAATTAAAAACTGTTCTTGGAATCAATGAAGATGAAGCGATTGAAAACTGGGATACAGTAATAACTTCTTATCAGACGAATTTGCAAGAACAACTTGGAAAAGTAAAAGAGTTACTTTTTCAAGCGGAACTTAAAAAGTATGAAGGACAATATAATATGAAACTTGTCAATAAACTATTAGATAAATCTAAAATTCAAATCGATGATAATGGCAATATTACAGGGCTGCAAGAAACCTTGAAGGAACTTGAAAAAGATTTTCCAGAAGTCATAAAAAATAATAACAATAACGGTGGTGCTAATCCTATTTTAGATAATCAAAAACAAAAATCTACTAATGTTTTTGATTTAATAACAAAAATCAAAACAAGAAAGTAATTCAAAAAGCAAAAAGGGGGTAATGCAATATGGCTACTAATTATATTCTTGCAGAAAATCTGGTTGGAACCATTCCAGAAGAAATAGTTGCTGAGGTTATAAAAGACGCTGTTCAAACAAGTACTGTTATGAATTTGGCAAAAGTTGTACCTATGAAAACTCCTACAAAGAAATTTCCTGTACTTTTGCAAGGTGCTGGGGCATACTGGGTAGGAGAAGGACAGAGAATACAAACTTCAAGTACACAGTGGGCTACTGTAGAATTGACTGCAAAGAAACTTGCGACTATAATTCCTGTATCTAAGGAAGCACTAAACGATTCAGTAGTAGATGTTATGTCAGAACTTAAAGGTGAAATAGCAAAAGCGTTTGCAAAAACTTTTGATAAAGCCGCATTGTTCGGAACAGGTTCTCCATTTACTACCAATATTTATACAAGTGCAAAAACAACTGCAGGAAATGCTTTTGCAAAAGGTAGTATTTCTGGACAAGATTTGGCTTCTGATATAAGTGATGTTATGGCTTTAGTAGAGGAAGATGGATACAATCCAAATGGTTTTATTGCCAGAATTGGTATCAAAAATCAACTTAGAAAATTAAGAGATAATAATGGTTCCCCACTATATGTTCCTTCAATTAAGGATGGAGCAGTAGATGAATTGTATAATCTTCCTATTCAGTTCGCACAAAATGACACTTGGGATACTACAAAAGCAGAATTAATCGCAGGAAACTTCGATTATGCGTACTATGGAATTCTAAATGATATCACTTATGAAGTATTAAAAGAAGCAACACTTAATACTGTTACAATGACAGATGGAAATCCAATGTCTCTTGCAGAACAAGATATGGTAGCACTTAAAGCAACAATGAGAATTGCGTTCTTAGTGGTAAAAGATAAAGCATTTGCTGTTTTAGAGCCAGGAGTACAACAAGGTACTTAAAATAAGGGGGCTTTAAATTAAGCCCCCTATTTTTTAAATGTTTTGTGTACAAGGGGGGATACAAAAATGCTATGCAACGAAGTAATGGCAGAATTAATAACTATAACCGATGGTAATAAAGTAATTACAGTAACTAAAAAAGCCTTTGATGTAATATATAAAAGACATGGATTTAAGGTTTATGAAGAGAAAACAGAAGAGATAAATAAAGAGAAAATTGAAGAGAAAAAACCAAAGAGAACCAGAAAAAAGAAAACTACTACAGAAACTACAGAGGAAGCCAAATAAGGTTTCCTTTTTTTAAAAAACTTACTTAATACGAGTTTTTTTAAAAAAAACTTGCAAATTAAAAGTATTTTCCTATTAAATATAGCAAGTATTAAAAAAAGGGGGCGATTTATATGTTAGAAAAACTTATTAATAGTTATGTAACTGTAGAAGAAGCAGATTCTTACTTTTATAATACTCTACAATCAGAAGAATGGAATAAATATGATACATCTACAAAAGCAAGAGCACTTATTACTGCTACAAGACAAATAGATAGATTACCTTTCGCAGGCAGAAAGTTAGATATTAATCAATCTTTAGAATTTCCACGAACAACTACTAATATAGCGTTTACCGATGGAATACCAAATGAAATAATTTATGCAACTTGTGAGCAAGCGTTATTTTTACTTAAAGGTGGAAGTAAACGTCAGGAACTACAACAGCAAGGAGTTAAAAGTTATTCATTGGGAGATTTAAGCGAAACTTTTACTGATAATCTATCTGAAGCACAAAAAACTATCTGTCCAGAAGCACTTTCATATCTGCGTAAATACCTATTAGGGAGTGTTGCGATATGTTAACGGAGTATACCAATCAATTAATACAAATAAAAAAAATCATAGGTAAGGACGAATACGGTGACACCCAAACTGAAATCAAAACTATAAAAGGAAGACTTCAATTTAAACATAAAATTGTTGTAAATGCAGAAGGACAGCAAGTCACAAGTTCAGCAACACTTTATACGAAATCAGACTTGAAATTGTCGGATTACATTGTTTATAATAATAAAGAATTTAAAATAATTGCGATTTCAGAAATAGTTGGGCTTGATGGCAACGTGGAGTTTAGGGAGGTGTATATCTAATGGCAATAAAAATAAAACTTCAAGGCTTTGTTGAATTAAATAATAAATTAAAAAACATATCTGAAGTTTCAAATACAGTTCAAAACGCTTTGCTGAATTGCGGAAATGATTTACAACAAAAGGCGGTTGACATCACCCCTCGCGATACTGGGGCGCTGCGAGCAAGTGCGTTTACTGAGGCAGAAAGTGGAAGTAAGCCTTCTGTAATCGTTGGTTTTGAGGAAGAATACGCATTATACGTCCATGAGAACTTAGAAGCCCATCACCCTGTCGGACAGGCAAAATTTCTTGAACAACCTCTAAAAGAAAACGCTGATAAGTACGCAGAACACGTTAAAAATAAAGTACAAGAACTAATAGATAGGAGTTAGTAAGCAATGCTTTGCAACGAAGTATGCTATGCAACAAAGTATGGGGGGGTGCTGAAAATGCTTCGCAACATAGCAAAAGATATTAGCACTCTATTACAAGTAATTACAAACAATGTTTTTGTTGATGAAATGCCTGATGATATGAATAATGTTATCACTGTTTATCATTCTGGCGGTAATAAATCTAACTATTACTTCGGCAACGAAAGACAAATTGAAAATCCAAGTATTCAGGTTAGAGTACGTCATACAAATCGAAAAGACGCTTTAGATTGGTGTTATCAGATAAAAAATATTCTTGATGGGAAAAGTAATTTTTTTATAAATAACAATCATTATATTTTAGTTACTCTTTCATCAGATATCCTTAATTTAGGACGGGATAATCAAGGAAGAGTTCATTATTCAGTGAATTTCGCTGTACAAGTAAAAAGAAATTCTTAAACATTTAATTTACAAGGGGGTATGTAGTATGTTTTTAGCAGGTAGCAAATGTTCTGTTTATTTTCTTAAAGGAACTACTCCAATGACATCAACCACCGGAGTAAGACTTGGAGGCTTAGATAATGCAAGCCTTAATCAAACGGCAGATATGTTTGAAATTACAGTTTTTGGAGATGAATACAAAAAAAGAGTTGCAGGCTTAAAAGATTATTCTATATCTCTGAGTGGAATCTATCTAGAACAACATGATGAAATTGAGGTTGGAGACTACGTATGGATTGGAATATATATGAATGGAACAGAAAACCCGGGCAAACAGGCTCTTTGTATCGTAGAATCAGTCGAGTACAGTGCAGACGCAGGCGACAAGCAAACAATTAGTATGAGTTTACAAGGTGCAGGCGAGCCTATTCAAGTGTTACCAGCAAGAACTTAATTTATTGTAAGACTCCCACCTGATGAATTGGGGTATTGAATATATTAAAAGTATTCCCAGAGCAATACAAGTTGCGAGGGATAATACCACACTTTGAGAATACAATATATACTTAATTGGAGGCGAATAAGATGACTAAATACAGAAAGAAACCTGTTGTAATTGAAGCAATTCAATTTACTGGAAATAATATCGTTGAAATCATAAAATTTATGCAAGAACGTGCAAACGGAGACAAGTCAAGATATTTAAGATACAATGCTAAAAAAGGAGAATATTTTATTCCTACTCTTGAAGGAGAGTATAAGTTAACAGAAGGAGATTATGTAATATGTGGTATCAAAGGCGAATTTTATCCTTGCAAGCCTGACATTTTTGAAATGACTTATGAAAAAGCAGATTCGGAAAAAAGCAAAGAGTGTATTCAATATATTGCGAAAATAACTGGTGTTGACGAAGAAACAGTTATTAAGGTATTACAGGCTGAGGATACATTTATCGTAAGACTCCTATCTCTTCAGGTGGGAGATAGTTACAAGGGATAATACCACCCTTTGAGAATACCAAACTTCTACCTTGTTTGTTACCTGATAAAACCTTTTTTGTAAAGGGGGTTGTGGCTTATGAGTTTAGCAGGAAGAGATGTTATTATAAAAGTCAGTGGACAAGGCGTAGTAGCAACAAATTTAACAACTACAACAACTGATAACAAAACTTATCAGATTGCAGATACACTTAAGCAAGTTATTGCTTTAAATACACCAGTAACAGTAAAAAATAACGGAGTTAAAACAGAAGAAAAATATAAATTAAATCGACTGAATGGAACAATTACTTTTGAAACAGTTGATGATACAAGAGAAATTACTATAGATTGCACTTATTTACCGCTTGTTAAGGTTGCGAAAGCATATGTGGCAAGTTACACAGAGACAGTTGATATGTATGAAATTCCAATATTGGAGATATATACAAAAGAAGAGCCCCAGGATTTAAATATGCAAGCGGTTCTTTAAGTCATTGGGATATATTAGATACTACTTTTACTAATGCATTAGTATCTGGAAAACCTGTCGTGATAGAGTATAAACACAGTGAAACAGGTAATACAAAAAGATTATTTGCACTTCTAGAAAGTGTTGAAATGTCTTTTACAATAGATAATCCTTATGAACAGTCCGTGAGTTTCATATCAACAGACGAATTTATTCGTTATTAGAGGGGGAGTTTTTATGAATAAAGATAATTAAAGACGGAAAAGTAATAAAAGAAATAGAAGGAAAATTATTAAATATAACCGAAAAGGCAGGATTTTTAGATGATACTACAAAATTTGACAGTTGTAGGAGAAAAATACCAGATGGTATTATAGCAATTGAGGCACACATTTAATATAAATATAAAAGGAGTGATGTTTTATGGCACTTTTAAACAGAAACCAAATTTTAGAAGCAAAGGATATTCAAACAAAAGTTATTTTTGTGCCCGAATGGGAAGGAGAAATAATGATTAAACAACTTTCTGCAAAAGAGTACAATGATATATTTATGAATATGATAAATATCAGGAAAATGGCTGCAAAGCAGTTATCTAAGAAAAATGCAGATGAAAATCTTGAAGACACAATAAATGAATTAGCAATAAAAAATCAAAAGATTCTTATTATAATTAAGTCAGTAGTAGATGAAAACATGAATCCTCTTTTTACAGAAGCAGATATAGAACTACTTTATCAAAAAAACACAAATGTAATCAATAGGGTGATTGAAGAAATTGAAGAGTTTAATGCTGTTTCTTCGGAAGATGTTAAAAAAAACTTAGACTAAATTCTAATCGCTTTTTCGCTTACATTTTAGCAGAAAAATTGGGTTATGCCAACGTGGATGTTATGTTGTCTGAAATGACATGGTATCAACTCACAGAGTGGGAAGCATATTTTGAAATAAAAGCGGAAATAGAAGAACAAGTACAGGAAGAATATAAAAAGAAAATGGAAGAAGAACAGAAAAAACAAAGAAATATGAGTGCAGCAAGAAGAGGGAGGTGGTAAACCACTCCCCTATTTTTTATTTGAAATTAAAAACTATCTTTCTTTATTATGTATTATATGTTTAAAACCCATTTTAAAAAAGGGGGTGTAAATAT